CGTTGGTTTAACAACTGAGCTTGCATCTCTTGAGGAGACATAGAGCCTCCAAATAAACTAGGTGATGTTGCCATTGTTATTCCTTCTTATCGTGTCAAACCAGCAATCAACTGTGCAATAGGATCAGTCAAACCTGCTACAGCACCTGTGAGAGCAGCACGGTTAGCTTGGTTAGCAATGTTCTGACCTGCCATATACTGATTAGCTGCTGCCTGATTACTAGCTACTGCTGCAGAACCTAAACCTTGACCTAAAGACAAAGCATTCAATCCTAAATTCTCTACGTTCTGAGCACCACCAAGCAAGTTAGTGAACGGAGCCAAAGCATTAGACTGCATACCGAAGCCTAAGTTGTTCAGGTTAATACCACCTGTCATCAAGCCTTGACCGAACTGAATCTGCTGTTGTGCAGCTTGGTTAGCCTGTGCAGCCAACTGAGCATCTTGCATTGCACGAGCATTGAACAAAGCAGCCATCTGAGGGTTAGAAGCTTGTAAGCCCGGAGCACCTGCAGTGTAGCCTGCTGTCGTAGCGCCAGTAGCAAGACCTAAACGACCTTGTTGCTGCTGTTGGTTAGTAATCTGAGCTAACTGCTGTTCACGACCGGGAGCTAACAAAGCTTGCTGCTGAGTCATGAACTGCTGAGCAGCTTCTTGAGGTGTCTGAGCAACGTACTCCTGACCTAAGTTAAACAGGCCTTGACCCGCAGCAGTAATCCCCGGCTGCATAGCTTGTGCTATCTGAGCTTGTGACAGGCCTGTACCTGCCATGCCTAACAAGCCTTCACGCATTGCAGCAATGTCAGGAGCTACTTGATAGCCAGCACCTACTAACTCACCTTGAGGGCCATAGTTAAAACCTGAGCGACCAAAGCGAGTAGTAACACCTACAGGACGGAACTGAGCCATCTGAGCTGCTTGGTTAGCGGATGTAGTAGCATTACCAGCGGCTTGATTAGCAGCATAACCTGTACCTAAAGCCCCGATAGTAGGGCCAATTAATGAAGTCCAATCGAAAGCCATTAGTATGTACCTCCATTAACTGTTGCGGCAAGAGTACCTGATACAGTCAGATTAACCATAGTTGTAGTGCCTGTGAAAGCACCATTGTTAGCATCACCTTTAGAACTGATAGCTGAAGCAATGTTGTTATACTCAGTATCAATCTCAGTACCTTTGATAATCTTGTTAGGATTACCTGTAACTAAGCCATCTTTGACAGCAAAGTTAGTTGATTTTACGTATTGTGCCATACCTGTCCTCTGTCTTTCATATACTGAGCTACTGTAAATAATTCTTCCATAGTAGCGTGTGCTTTAATTCGATTAGCTTTCCATGAAATAACTTGGACGTTATCTTTGGTATAGCCTTTTGTAGAATCAATCCTATCTAAACTAGGGCTTGTTTCTCTAAAACCAGCAGAGTTCCATTCAAATTCAAAACCAAAAACAGGACACTTGTTATCTTCAGGCCATAAATCTTTAATGTCTTGAATAGTCAAAGTGTGTTCCCTGCTTTTATTAGATGCTCTATGTTTTGAACTATTTAAAAGCATTTGAAGCCGATAAGAATCTTCCTTTCGGCGTTTTGTTTGGTACTTTCTCGAATAAGCACGTACCTCGTCTCCTTTAACTAGCCTACGTATTGCCGATCTAAAATTATCACAACTTTTACAAGCATATTGTAAACCGTCTTTAGTGCTTTTATTCACCGAAAATAAAGACAGTTTAACTTCTTCTTTACAAGCTGTACATATTTTAGTATCGTTTAGAGTATCGCAAGTCATCGAGTCTTTCCTGTCTTTACGTAAACGTCTAGCTTTTGAATGGATACAGGTTTCTCAAACACAACAGTTTCAAAACCTAATTGAATAACCTTACCTGAGCCACCGATGTTGATAACCTTGTTGTCGAAGGCAGTACCGCCGTATTCACCAATGTTATATTCAGCAATGTTGTACTCAGCTACAGCAGCATTAGCCAAGGCAAACTGTCGGCTGTTTAGAATGTCTGAATAATCGAATCCAAACTTCAATGTAACACCGTAACCTTGACCACCGATAACTGTAACGCCTACCTTCTTCATTAACTTGATGACCGTAGGGGCTGCAAAGTCAAAGTAGTTGGTATAGTAACGCATCAAGTAGCTATCAGTGTTGTCCTTATAGCCATCATATTTACCAATGTATCCTGCCTTACCAATCAGTAAATCCTTGTTACGGAGATACTTCATAGCACTAGGAACTAAACCATCCCATGTAGTAGTTCTATTAGCACCATTCTGAAGCATTGTTCGCATATCGAAGCAATAGGCTAACTGACGTGCTGGAAGAGACAACAGATAAAAGGCATCCTTATCGGAATATACAGCCTTAATCTCATTGGGATTCTCTAAGGTAATCTCATACACCAGATCATCACGTACATTAGCACTGATGTCTCGCATAGGTGCAGACTTCTCTTGAATGGTACGCATCAGTGATTTAACACCAGCATCAGACAAGAATAAGACATCACCACCTGTAACTACTACAGAATCCCTAGCAAAGCATCCAGTACCTGTGATAGCATCAGACAATGTAAGCTCATTAGGATTGCTAGCATTGGCATAGATCAGAATCTGTCTACGACCAAAGATAATCAGGAAGTTGTTATGAGCAGCTAAGGCTACAATCTCATCACCACCAGCAGGCCATACCTGAGAGACATCCAATGTACCAGCAGTACCTGTGCTCAGAATGTGTCCCGATAAGAGGTCTGAGAACTGGATAAGACTCTTATTGGTATTGTTATTAGCACTCCATGTACGACCATAGGCACTAATTACACAGTTGTTATTAGCCACTGTACCTACATATCCTGACTTCTCAGAAATACGTCTATAAGTAGTAGTACTCACAGCAGGATCAAATACTAAAGGATCATGTCCAGCCTGATACAGATACAAGCAACTGTTCAATGCAGCCATCTGCCAGTTACTATCTGTGATCGTAGGGGCTGTACCGCCACCACCATAGGTCAGCTCAGTCAGAGTAGAGCCTACTAATTTGAATAATTTATTATTACCTGCTGCAATGATGTAAGATACACCAGCTACTGTGATTAATTCATCAATAGATTTAACTAATGCTGTACCTAGTGTTCCATTAGCAGGATGTGAAGGAATCCATCCCTTACGAGCACCAATACGACCAAACTTATCAATGACACAGTTATTAGCTACAGTAGCAAACCCATCCTCTAACGTAACGGAAGAGTCTTGGGTGTTGACTCCTTTGAAGCCGGGAGCAGCAATGGTTGTCGTTAGGAGTTTAGCTACCATGATTAAACACTTTCCCAGACAACCTGATCTTCGTAGCGATTACGTTCAATGGCAATAGCATCAGCCAAAGCTAAGCGATACTGCTGATAGATTTCACCAAAGGCTGATCCACCATCTTCACCACGCTCACCAACAGCCTTAGCATATGCCAGCATCTGTACCAAGTGAGCAGGGACAATTAAGTTATCACTGTTGTTAACCAAGTCCAACTGAGGGACAATTAACTCAAAGCGAATCTGATATACAGCATCAGGTTGAGGCCAGAGGTCTACTTTAGCGTCACCTCCGACTGTAAAGCCGTTGTAGCTGTAATAGCACGGAGCAGCATCCTGAACAGTACCTGTGAAGTATTGACGATTAAGCCAAATCTGAGGAGCTTGACGCATACCTACGTCCTCAGTATCATTGATCACATCTTCTGTCTTAAATCGCTCACCAGCACCTGTCAGTGTGTAGTTACGTTGACCGGGAACAGTAGGAACTACAATAGTGGTTGCTAAAGCATTCCACTCATGTGCATCCTCTACTTCCCGTTTAGCGTCATTAACGAACACACCAATTAAGGAGCTATAAGGAGTGTCTTCAACTGAAGATACCTCAGTTTCCCGCAACCTTGTGAGTACGTTGTTAACCAGTTGTAAATAGGTCGAAGCCATCCTTATATTCCTTTAAATATAGACAATAGTATACCAGATTTTAATCTGTTTGTCAATAGTTATTTGCTCTTCTTCTTATCTTTATTTTTCTTAGTCCGGCTACCACGCTCAGGCTTAGCTCTACCAGCTTCGGATAAGGCGATAGCAACAGCTTGTTTCTGTGGTTTACCTTCTTTAACCATCATGGAGATATTCTCACTAACAGTCTTATCTGACTTACCTTTTTTAAGCGGCATCTTCATTCTCCTTAGTTTGTTGAACAGTGGCTTGCTCTTGAATCTTGACAATCAAAGGCCACACACCTGATTTAGCTGGCATCTCGCCAAGCACGCTCAGGATGAACTGCACTTCATTGGGTTCGAGGTTCAAGTTCATGCTTGACCCCATGGTGTGCCAGTAGCCGTCACAGGGTTCTTCTGCAACTCAATGTTGGCAGCCAAAGCAGCTTCAGTGGCGGTTTTATCAACACCCGATGCCCAGCACCAGTCCAGCACCTCTTGCATGGTCACATCAGCGTACGGCACGGTAGGAGTGCCATCATCCCATGAGCAAGTCGAATAGATGGAGGCTGTGTAGTCGCCATC